CCCATTGAGGTGAGCCATACGCAAATAACAGGCCAAGAAGCAAGAAAGAAATGTAAACTACGAGAGTTGTTAAAGGAAGCGTATTGGAAGATAAGTCTACCGAAGTACCCGTGGGCAGCGACGATATTATATGTTTCTTCTTCCTGTCCAAATTTGTATCCATAGTTCTGTGAATCTAATCCTGTAGTTTCACGGATAAGTGAAGATGTAACAAGTGAGCCATGCATAGCAGAAAACAAGGCACCACCAAACATACCCGCCACGCCAGCCATGTGGAATGGATGCATGAGGATATTATGTTCGGCCTGAAAGACAAACATAAAGTTGAACGTGCCTGAAATGCCCAGAGGCATACCGTCACTGAATGATCCTTGTCCGAAAGGATAGACCAAGAAGACAGCGAAAGCCGCTGAGACTGGTGCGGAGTAAGCAACACAAATCCAGGGCCTCATCCCTAGTCGGTAACTAAGTTCCCATTGTCGTCCCATGTAAGCTGAGATACCGATGAGAAAGTGAAAGATGACCAGTTGATATGGTCCTCCGTTGTATAACCATTCATCGAGACTGGCTGCTTCCCAGATTGGGTAGAAGTGGAGTCCGATTGCATTGGAACTGGGGACGA